TGCTCTTGAGAACATGAAAAAAGAGGAGGATCAAGACAATGGCAATCAAGAAACCTGAACAGATGGACTTTTCCGACAAGCGCTTCACCCTGGTATTGAGCGGCCAGCCGGGCGTCGGCAAAACGACCGTGGCCATGAGCGCACCGAATCCGATCCTGTTCGACTTCGACCAGGGCGTTTCCCGCCTGCGGGCCGAGCATCGGGGCCTGACAGCCAGCAACGACACCTATGAAGGGCTCCTGGCCGACATGCAGAGCCCCGAATACAAACAGGCCGAGAGCGTGATCCTGGACACCGGCGGCAGCCTGGTGCAGCTCATGCAGCCCTGGGCAAAAAAGCAGGACGCGAAAGCGGCCAGAGACGGACGCGCAATGTTCGGGGTGATTAAGCGGGAGTTTGACCGCCTGACCCACCAAATCCGCGCTATTGACCGGAAGAACTGCATCATCATCTTCCATGTGACCGAGCAGCAGAAGGGCGACATCATCACCACCCGCCTGAGCTGCGAAGGATCGGCCAAGGATATTGTCTGGACCCCTGCTGACCTGGGATGCTACATGTACATCATGGGCGGAAAGAGGTTGATGGGCTTTAGTCCCACGGAGGAATACTTTGCCAAGAGCTGCTTTGGAATCAGCGGCGTGCGGGCGGTGCCTGAGCTGGAACCCGGCCAGAAGAATGATTTCCTGACCCGCCTGTTTGAGGAAGCAAAAGCCAACCTGGCCCACGACATGGAAGTGTTCGCGCCTCAGAAGGACGCCTACAATCAGGCCATGACCGGCGGCAAGAAGCTGATTGAGGACGCGAAGGATCTGGACGCGCTGACCATTGCCGCGGCTACGATCAGAGAAATGCCGCACGCGCTGACCAGCAAGGCCGAGCTGGGCGCGATGCTGGGTGACAAGGCCAAGGCCCTGGGCGGAACCTGGAACAAGGAGGAAAACAAGTATGTCAAGGTACAGGCTGACCGCAAGTCTGCTAAATAGTTGGCTGCGGGCGACGGACCCGGAAGCTGTCGGCAACGAGTACGAAGATTTCCTGGCGGCCCTGGGGCGTGAACAGCGCCCCACCGCCCCGGCGGCGCAGGCAGGAATCGACTTTGAGAACGCCGTGTCGATTGTGGCGGAAAAGGGCGAGCTGACGCCTGGGGACTGTGCTGACCGTGACGTGAATGCGGTCTATGCGTTCGGCCAGCGGTGCAAGGGTGCCGCTTACCAGGTAAGGGCTGAGAAGGAAATAGAGGTCTGCGGATTACCCATCAATTTGGTGGGTATTGCGGACTTTCTGAAAGCCGGGATCATCACCGACATTAAGCGAGTGGTACGGTATGAGTACGGCAAGTATCAGGGCAGCGCACAGCATCCGATGTACTTCGAGCTGTTCCCGGAGGCCGTGCGGTTTGACTATCTGATCTATGATGGGGCCTATTGCTACATCGAACAGTACCGGAGAGGGGAGTACAGACCGATCAAGGAATTTGCAGAAGCGTTTCTGCGGTATCTGCGGGACGCGGAACTGATTGACATTTACATGGAGAAATGGGAGGAAAAATAACATGGCGTGGACGAGCATAGAAAATGACGGCGGCCTGATGGTCGAGGGCGATTATGAGGTGATCTGCCTCAAATGCAAACAGGGCGAAACCAAGGGCGGGACGCCGGTAATTGATTTCGAGTTTCAGGTACGCACGGACATCGAGCAGAAGTACGGCAGGAAGCACATCTTCAAGAGCTTTTTCCCTGACCGCGATACCGGCGAATGGCCCAAGGAGAAAATCGGCAAGTATGCCAACGCCTTGGGCATCCCCAAGGGCCAGACCTTCGAGCTGGCCGACCTGGTGGGCAAGTGCTGCATCGTGCACATGCGGCCCTACAAAGGCCAGGACGACGTGACGCGGGACAGCATCGCGTGGGTGGCAGCGACCAAGGCCGGACAGATCGGAGAGGTACAGCAGCCGGCGGAACCGACTGGGGGCGGATTCGTGGAAGTGGACCCAGGAGAGGAATTGCCGTTCTGAATGATATGGAGGGCTGATAATGGCTGAACTGGAAAAGGTGATTAAGGGGCTGGAATGCTGTAGCCAAAGCGATAATTACAGTAGAAAGCCATGCAAGGAATGCCCCTACAATCACGAATGGAGAGATGATCAAGGTATTGTCCATTTGTGCAAAATTACTCAATTGCGAAAAGACGCTTTATTCCTGCTGAAAGCGCAGGAGCGGGAAATATCAAGACTTAAAAACCATGTGGACTGTGAAGCCGCAGAAACTACGCCAGCAGGGTGCGTAGGATATGGGCGCGGTTTTAACGACGATGAACCGTGCGAAACATGCAAGCAGTGCCCGGCGTATAATGGTTACGGCGAAGAATAAAGGCGGTGAAGTGGGATGAATGACCTGGAAAAGGTGATCTACTCTATTGAGCGGTGCATATGCCATGTACCGGACGCTTGCCGGGATTGCGCGTATGACGCTGGACACCCGTACAATGAGTGCGTGGAGATGATGCTGAAGGATGCCATCTCCATGCTGAAAGCGCAGGAACCGGGCTGGATCAGCGTCAAGGACAGATTGCCTGACAGCAACCGTTTCGTGCTTGTATGCAACGATGACGGCCACATGATGATTGCGCAGTATATCGAGGAAACCGCGCAATGGCAATACAAGTATATCAATTATGATGTTGACGTATGGGACGATGAGGAACAAGGCCCGGTGTGCTATTGGGCTTATCTGCCAGAACCGCCGAAGGAGGGCTGAACCGTGGACTTAATAGACCGGAGCAAAATCGACTTCTATAAACTCACAGGGCCGGAACTGGTAAGCGCAATGGAAGAAGCGCCTTCTGTCCCCGCCGTGCCGCTGGATAAGCTGTGCGAGTGGCTGAGCGAAAACAGCAGCAATATACCTTGTTCATCCTGCGCGAACTTTGCGAACGAATACTGCACCGCCATGGGGGATAAAAGCAGACCATGCCCGAACAGCGCGGATGACTGGCGGAAAGTAATCACGAAATGGATGGAGGAACAAGATGCTGATAGACAGTGAAAACCTCCTTGCCCGGATCGATAAATGCTATCAGGAATCAGCAAAAACCGGGCTGGGACTGGAGCCAGTCATGGCAATCCGGGATATAAAGGCGCTCATATCAGTCGTGCCAACCGTTGACGCTGCTCCTGTGAAGCATGGGCAGTGGATAAAAGGCGGTTACGCGTGTGGAGAAAACGAATACAAGTGCTCTGCTTGCGGAGAAACTGAATGGAGGACCGGGTGCGCAAGAATGAAATATTGCATGTGTTGCGGCGCGAAGATGGATTTGGGGGAACAACATGATTAGTGCATGGTGGTTACTTCTTATCATCCCGGCGTGCGTTACGCTGGGCTTATGGATCGCCGCCTTGATGGCGGCGGGGAGGGATTAGGAGGGATACCATGAAGGGCATAGACCGGATGCAGGAGGACGTATGAATACAGAAATATGGAAGCCAATAGAAATCTCTGATGGTTTCTATGAAGTCAGTAACCTTGGGAATGTTCGTTCAGTAACACATAAGGATTCCATGGGCAGAACATGGCAAGGCAAAGAGATAGTTAAAACCTTAGACAGTGCAGGCCATTACCTGCAAGCAGTGATTAAGGTTAATGGGAAATTCAAAAGAAAAAACGTTCATCGCCTGGTAGCCATGGCATTTATTCCTAACCCGAACAATTATGCAGAAGTGAACCACAAGGACGAAAACAAACTAAATAATAGTGCTGATAATCTTGAATGGTGTACGCATCAATACAACAACACGTATGGTAGCAGACTACATTCGACAAGAGGAGAAAAAAATCCTCAGAACAAGATTGGCATTGAAACAATCAGGGAAATAAAGAAAAACTACAAGCACAGAGACCCGCGTTATGGAGTAACCCCGTTGGCTAAAAGATACGGAATAAGCATCGCTCATGTATGCTCAATAGTTCATGGACGAAGGTGGTCGTATATATGACAATTATCTGTGATTCGCGGGAAGTAAAATGGAGCCATGTCCGGGACTACTTCGACATTATGAGGGTGAAGTGGTTAAGATCAAAGCTGCCGGTTGGTGACTACGCCAGGATGGACAACCTAACGACCGTCATTGACCGCAAGGCCAGCCTGAACGAGGTGGAAAGCAACCTGATCCACGATCATGAGCGGTTCCGGCGGGAATGCCAGCTTGCCCAGGACAACGGGATCCACCTGATTGTGCTGGTCGAGTGCGGCAGCGCGGTCAGGGAGCTGCGGGACGTTTGGGGATGGCACAATCCGCGCCGGGTCTGGTGGGACAAGGTGGACCGTGCCCACAGCCGGGGTCGGATGCTGGACGTAAAAATTCCATCCAAACCGCCGACGGAAGGGCCAGGCCTGATGAAGATTATGCAGACAATGGCGGAACGGTACGGCGTGGAGTGGCGCTTTTGTGTGCACCAGGACGCAGGGAAAACGATATGCCGGATATTAGAGGGCTTGCAGCCGAGATAAAGGACCGGGTGAGCGCGTGGGAGATGGGCGTGCAAATGGGCCTTGCCCCTGACCGGGAAGGCTATTGCCGCTGCCCATTCCATGCGGAGAAAACCGGGAGCCTGCGCCTCTACAAACAGGGGCGGCGGGGCTGGTATTGCTACGGATGCCACGAGGGCGGGAGCGTGCTGGATTTGGTGATGAAGTATTACCAGCTCGATCTATGGGGCGCGATCCTGCACATCGACGCGGCGTTTCATCTGGCATTGCCGATCCTGCCGCCCAAGCCCCTGACCGTCCGGGAACAGCGGGAAGTGGATTTCCGGCGGTGGTTCAGCCAGAGCCAGCGCGAAACGGAGGGACAGTATCAAAAAGCCGTTTTAGAGGCTTACTGGCTGGCCGGAGATTTGTACAATCAAATAGACGTGGAGTTGCGCTCTCACGCTCTACGGGGCCTCTCTGAGGCGGAGAATGAAGATTTCTGGAAACTGCTGCGACTGAGTGAATCAGCCAGGGAACAAATGGAGGACTTAGCAATCATGGTATACGGATGTGACAGCGCATGAGCGAACAGACCAACGAGCGGCATTTTACCGCCGAACAATACAAGCGGGGCGTGGAGCCTTACGAATACCTGTACAGCATCATCAACAACCCCAGGCTGCACGTCCAGGAAAAGGCGCGGCTGATCGAAGAAGCCAAAGCCCTGAAGTGCGGGGACATTCGACCATTCTACAAGGCGTACCTTGAAACGCAGAAAGCCGGCCGCTTTCAGATCAGCCAGGAGAACAGCACACAGTTTACTGGTCAGGAGTTGACGCTGGATTGCGGCCAGTACGATTGCACCGACGACGGGGTTATGAGCTGGAACCAGAACACCGGGGCCGTGACTATCTGCCCGCATCCCATCATGCCGACCAAACGCATCATCAACATTGATTCTGGGGAGTGCAAGACGGAAATATCCTTCAAGCGCGGGGTCGGAGGATGGCGCAAAGCGATCTTTGATAAAAGCATTCTGGCCAGCGCTCAGAAAATCATTCAGCTTGCCAGTCAGGGAATCGCCGTGGACAGCGAAAACGCGCGGGGGCTGGTGGCCTATCTGAGCTGGATCGAAAATGCCAACTATGCCACCATCCCAGAAATCAAGAGCGTGGGGCGGCTGGGCTGGACTGCGTTCGGATTCTCCCCTTATGTGAAGGATCTGATCTTTGATGGAATGGAGCAGTACCGGCAGGCATTCCAGGCAGTCAAACAGCACGGCACGCTGGAAGCATGGGTGGCAGAGATCAAGCCGATCAGGGCTGGGCGCAATGTGGCAGCCAGGGCTATGCTGGCCGCGTCCTTCGCCTCCGCGCTGGTGGAACCGTTGCACGCTCTGCCCTTCATCGCGCACGGCTGGAGCAATGCCTCATCCATCGGCAAAACCGTTATGCTCATCGCCTGCGGCAGCGTGTGGGCCAATCCCAGAATGGGCGAATACATCAAAACGTTCAACACAACCAGCGTCGGCCTGGAAATGATCGCGGGATTCTACGGGTCCATGCCTGTCTGTCTGGACGAGCTGGAACTGAAAGGCAACCGTCAGCAGGATTTCGACACCATGATCTATCAGTATTGCCAGGGCGCCGGGAAGATTCGCGGCAGCAAAAACGGCGGGCTTCAAAGGATCGCAACCTGGCAGAACTGCGCAATCAGCACGGGTGAGGAACCGCTGACCGGGAACAACAGCAAGGCCGGGGCAATCAACCGCGTGCTGGATCTGAACTGCGGCGACCAGCCGATTTTTGAGAAACCAAAGGAAAGCGTGCGCATCCTGATGCAGAATTACGGGCACGCCGGAAAAATCTTCGTAGACAGCCTGACAGAAAGCAATCTGGATGTGATCCGGGAAATGTGGGACGGATTCGCGGCGCAGCTCGAAGGGACAGCAACAGACAAACAGGCCGGAAGCGCGGCCTTGCTGCTGACTGCTGACACCTGGGCCGATGCGGTGATCTTCCACGATGGGAACAGTTTGACCGCTGAGGAGCTTTTGCCTTTCCTGCAAACAAAGGCGGAAACCGACATAAACAAACGCTGCTATGAATGGCTTGTGGATACCATCGCCGGGAACGTGTCACACTTCAACCAGGCAAAGGGCCAGACCTACAGCATCGAGGCCTGGGGTGATATCGACGAGGACAAGGGCATTGCTTATATCATCAGGTCTGTGTTTGATCGCGTGATGAACGCGGAGGGTTACAGCGGCGCGGGGTTCCTCAATTGGTGCAGGATCAAGGGCTATCTGCAATCAGACGGAGACGGCAAGCACCTAACCAGAGTGAGACGCCTTAAAAACGGCGCGTCGGCACGGTGTATCTGTCTGATGCTGCCAAACGAGGACAAGTTTACACCAGTGCAGGATGGCTGGCCGGAATGATTGTAACCACTGTTACGTGGTTGTAACCATATGGTGGTTACGTCTCAAAGCCTTATGGCATAAGGGTTTTATGAAAGTGTAACCACTGTAACCACCTTTTTGCGAAAATATACGCTTATAGGATTTATTTTTCTTCTCACCGAGATAAAAAAGAAAAAATCCAAAAGAGAAAAAAAGTGGTGGTTACGGTGGTTACAGTGGTTACAACCGTTGATTCATAAGGGTTTGCGGGCGACAGCGAGCGGTTACACTGGTGGTTACAGGTGGTAACACAATGTATAAAACGGGGAGGAAAATGTAATGAACAGACAACAGCGACGCGCAGCACAGCGCAATCAGCCCGCATACAGGCGCATGACCCACGATCAGCTCATGAACGCCATAGCAAAAAACGGCCTGACGGTAGACGATCTGAAGCGATGCAGACAGGAGGGATACCAACTGGGCGTCGAAAGTGCCGTGATCCAGTGTTACGCGGCCATGTGCCTGGCGCTGCATGAAACGTTTGGATTCGGGCGGGAACGGGTGTTGCGGACACTGAAAGCGGTGGATGAGAAAGTCGTGTTTGCGATTGATGGCGCGGAGATGTGCGACCAGGTGTTTGATCGGTTCGGGGTTCGATTGGATTTCAAGGCCGGTATGGATAGAGTACAGGAGGGATAACGCATGGAAATTATCATCAACGAGACGCAGGACCTATTGACTGTCGCGGCGATTCTGGTGAAAAACGGGTACACCGTCAAACAGGGCAAGCGGAAAAAGCCGAACAGCACGAGCGCCTATGACAAAGTGCTGATTGTAACGCGGGAGGACAAGCCCAATGGCTGATACCTATTGCAGGCGGACCGGAAAACCATGCACCATGTGCCTGATTGGGTTTATTCCGGATGTGCTGAAGTGTGCGAACAGATACAAAAAAATAGATGAGGAGGGGCAACAGAATGACCATCACGCAGTATCAGGAATTGGCGGCCAGGACAATCAATCGGGACCTGTCCCAGATGCAATCAACGCGTCATGCCCTGTTCGGACTGTGCGCTGAGGTGGGCGAGGTGCAAGGCCTATTCCAGAAACACTATCAAGGGCACCCTCTCAGCTATGTGGAGCTTCGCAAGGAGATCGGGGATGTATGCTGGATGATCGCGGAGCTGTGCACGGTCCACGGGTGGAGTATGGAGGATATTTGCCGGGAAAACATCGAAAAACTCAAAAAAAGGTATCCTGAGGGCTTCGATGCGGACAGGAGCCTTCACCGGGAGGAATGCCCATGATGCGGGCGAAAGATTTTTTCCTCGCTGTCCGGGACGCGGAGCACAAAATCAGGGTCCTACAGTCAAAACGGCGCAGATACCAGGAGCTGGCGTCCAGCATCACGGGCATGTCGGAAACCAATATACGCTCAACCGGCAACCGGAGCCGGACGGAAAACGCGGCGCTTCATCTGGTCGAAGTGGAGGAACAAATGGGGGATGCAGGCGAACAGTATGTCGCGCTGATTGAAACGGCGGAAAAGGTACTCGGTCAGATCAAGCTACAGCGCTATGTGGACGTGCTGACATACCGCTATATCCTGGGCCTGAGCTGGCGAAGCGTCGCCGACGAGATGCGCTATCACGATGCAAAGAGCGTATACCGTGTTCACGGGTGGGCTCTGGCCGCAGCACAGCGAATTTTGGACAAAATGCCCGATATGTAAACAATGGTATTAAAAGCGGTTGTTTAATCAATCAAAAAAGTTGAAAAAAGCAACGATGGGGTATTGATACCACCTGTCAAGTGTGATATACTGTAGCCAGTGAAATAGATTCACGGAATGGACGGGCACCAGACCGGGAAGCTGTTCATTGGATTCACCTCCTTCGTTTGATGGTACGCAAAAGTAGAGCCTACCCCAATTCTCTACAGAATCAAGATAGGCTCTATTTTTGTGCCCTCATTCCATGGGGATCAGCTCTTCCAGGGTGCACTTTAAGGCACGGCACAGGGGGCGAAGGTATTTCAGGGATGGACTCTGCAAGTTGTGTTCCCACTTCTGAACGGTGGTTTCTCCTGTCCGCCCTTCAATCCCAACCATGTTTCCAAGCTGTATCTGCGTCAGCTTTGCCGCCTTGCGCTTCTGCTGGATGATTTCGCCGATGGTCAAAATGTATCACCTCCCTGCATTGTCGATCAATTCATGAGCGCCAGGGATACGACCAGCCCAGAACGCATCCCAAAGTTCGTTGACTTCGTTGTGATCGTCTTCTATGCCACGTTCCCGGATGATTTCATTCAGGAAGGCAGCAATCTCTTCCCAATTGCTGGGGCATTCAGAACCGAAGCTGTCAGCAGTGATCCAGTTTTCCATTCTCTTGTCCTCCTTCAATCTCTGATTGTACCAGATTCGCGGTCATTCCGCAACCAGAAAGGGTGTTCCCGATGGGCTAAAGCATAAACCCCAGTATCACAATCAGCACCAGGAGCCAGCAGCATGCGGCGTATCCATCGCCCAGGTATTCAAGCAGCATGATTCCCGCCTCCCTTCACCAGCGTAATTTGTTGCACAGCTCGGACAGATTGCGAAGCTGATAACCGGGATCCTTCCGGCAGGCAACCGTTAAAGCGCTGTCCATGGATTGGGCCAGATTTTGCATGAAACCAAGCAGATTGGTAAACTGCATGGCCTGGTTGCGAAAACTGGCGTGCATTTCCTCAAGGCGTTTGATTTCCTTCTCGGTGCTCTCGATCTGCTCCTTGATCTTGTCGGCGTCTACCCGGCGTTTGTCCTGGTCGGCAATGGTCAGGTGGTAAGCATCATACCAGCAATCCATGCCGGGATTGCTGAGAATAACTTCCAGACGGTTTTTGTACTCCTTGTGAAGGTACACGGATTTATAATCCGGGAAAAGGGCTTGCAGGTCGGGTTCGATGCGCTTGGTACAGTATTTGCCGGTCAAGGATTCCAGCAGATGCAGGAGCCGGATTCGCTCTTGCTCGTGCCTGATCGCCTTGCGGATGCTGCTTTCCACCTGTTCGATCATTTCCGGGGTTATCTCTCTGATGCACATGGTTTAGTCCTCCTTGCCCGTCTCGCCGATAGCACAGCGGATTGATTTTAGCGGTCGAAACTGCCGTAAAAATTCATGCGGTCGTCGGAGTTGTCCGTGTCGGCAAGGTCAAGCAAAGCGCGGATGATCCTTCCGAAGAAAAATTCCATCTGAAACATGTACTCTGATTTTTCGGTCTGATAGATGGCGGAACCAAAGAACCGATTTAGGTTATTGATCCACTCTTTCAGGCTGATCTTGTCCAGGCCCACGGCGGCCAGCTTGCCGCGCTTCTGGTACGTTCTGAAATCTGCGTCGTAGGTTTCAAGGTCCATGCTGCTGTCCTGATCGTGATACTGCTCTTGTACGCTGAGGGCGTTCATCTGATAGAGCTTTTCAAATTCCCGCTTGTAGTCCTCAGCTTTCATGTTGCGGTTGGTCTGGTAGTCGTAAACCCAGAGATGATAGGGGGACCGCTCGGTGCCTTCTGCGATTCCGGCCAGCAGACCGGCACACCGCATATAGTCCCTTTTGTCAATCGTGAAGCTGCTCATGTTCATTCCTCCTCTTGCTGATTGTGTCGGGCTCTCGTTGCCCTGTGCAAGGTCGATATGCTCGGCCCTGCCCAGGAAAACGCGCTGTTTAATCAACTCTTTCACCCATGTCCAGGCAATGGGATTCCCAATAATCGGTGTAGTCGCTGCTTACGGGTTCGGGCTTCTCCGAATAATCAAACGTGATTTCGATGGGTTCAAAAATCTTTTCCATGCTTTGATCGCCTCCGTTCTCCTTCTGCATCTCCTGCCACAGTTCCGTTGCTGTCCGGTCCAGGTCGTTAAATCCGATTTGGTTGTTGCGGAACATGCTCACGGTCAGGTTGACAGCATCTTCAAAGGTCCATTTCATGGTCTTAACCTCCTCAAAATTCTACGCATTCTCTGTCCCAGGTGTGAACGCTCTTGCTGATTGTTGCCATGCTTGCCGCGAAGCTGTCACGCTCCGCCGCTGTGCTGAATGATCTGCTATAGGTCGCTTCGCCGGTTTTCAGGCTCCAGGAAACATAATAGGCGGTGTAAGTTCTCATGGTCTTTACTCCTTTCAATCAATCATGAAGTGCTTGCATTGCATGGTACATTTTCAAGAAATATTCCTTTTCGGTAGGGATTGCTTGACTTTGTGCGGCGTTGTCAAGAAAATGATTCGCGGCAATTTTCAAGGCAAGGTCGATCAATTCTTCTTTGCTCATGTTGGCGGCCCGGATTGCTTCTTCCTTCGTCATTGTCTCAGCCTTTCTGCCCTGTCTCATCAGTACCGGTGGGGCGGTTCCGGTAGACGGCCCGCAGGCCGTTTCGACTCAAGCAACCGACATTCCGATGCTTCCAAGCTTTGCGCTCTGGCTCTTGATCTCTTCGCTACCATGCAGCGCTCTGATCTCATCCAGGCTGTAGCGCTTCTTGCTGTGGGCGATGCTGTTCTCGTCGTGCCAGTACCAAGCAACCTTGTTTTTGCTGAACCTGTACCCCGCAGCCTTGAGCCGTTCCCGGTTCGGGTAGGTGTTCCCGGTTACCCACAACCAGGAGCCGCACAGCTCAACCGTGATTCCTTCCATGTTCAGGATCGCCGCGACAGCTTCACGGAATTTTTCGGGCGCTTCCCGTTCTTCGTCCTTGGGCTGGTAGGTTTCACCGGTTGCGGTCTCTTTCGGGAGCCTCCGCGCCAGCTCATCATATTCCGCATTGATCGCCGCCATGGTTGCATCATCTCCGCCGCAATCGGGATGGTGGATTTTTGCCAGTCTCTTGTATTCCTGCTTGAGCTGATCCAGGGTCTTGCAATGGGCGAAGTACTTGATAGTCATTTTGTTGGCCTCCTTCTGTGGTGCACATTGTTTTCGGTGCTTCCCTTGATGGCTGTATCATATCACACCTTTTCCGGTGCGTCAACCCCCAAATTATCAAACTTTCAAGTTTTTTTTTGCAACTTTTGCTTCCGATTCTACGGAATGAGTAAGTGTTGGGTAAGTGTTGAGCAAGTGTTGGTAGGCTCAGAACGAACGAGAGCGGGCCCCGCCCGGGGGCGGCGGTCAGGGCGGCGCGGCTGGTGCTGGCTGATCCGGTCCAGGTGTCGGCGCGGAGCTGGTGCCCGCTGCTGGTGTGGTGCTGACCGCATCACCGACCGACGACAGCGACGATCAAGAGAATAGTTAGATATGAACCAACTATCTTAGTACCACTACCCACAGCTACTACCCACATTGTGACAGCGGACATTGTGACAAGGGCATTCCAGTTTGAATGCAATTCAAACGAGCTGCTCCGCTTGGAGCTGGGGCTGCTGCTGGTGCCGTCGGCGGTGCTGGCTGATCCCATGGGGCGAAGCCCCACCCCTGCCCCTGGGGGTATGGGGGTCCGGCCAGAGGCCGGGGGGCCGATTCTGGGCTGGGACTCCGCCCATCCTCTATGGCGCATATATAAAACAAAATGATCATCCACGGACATCACCGCCCCGATACCCACGGCCCACCGGGGCAAGGAAGGAGAAAGACATGGCAAAGGTAACGAACGGTCACAGCTTCGGGCTGAACGTAAAAGAAGCATTGATTTGCACATCGGACGCTTACGGCGAGAAGGAAGAAGAAATTTTGCGAGTACACTATGGGATTACGAGCGCGAGTACGCCGACAGAGAAGCGGCTGGCGTCTACGCGGTTCCACAAATTGCGTGGGAAGCCGGGGTATGCTGACTGTTACCGGTCGATTGTAAACCGGGAGATGCTGGGGCTGTACTCGCAGAGTTTGAAGGTGCTGGGGCAGCAGATACAGATCGACCCCAAGAGCAAGGACCAGGGTTGGCTGGCGAACAAAGCGGCGAACGACATTATCAACAAGTACCATGATTCGGTGATGGGCGTGAACAGCAACGAAGTTGTGGTGAAGGTTGAAGGGATGCCGGTGCTTGGCAAGCCGGAGGATGCAGAAGGCGCTGAGCCTGATTGATTACGATACAATACCAGCCGACGCCGAAGCAGGAAGCGTTTCACAGCACACCGGCGAATGAGGTGTTGTATGGCGGGGCCGCAGGCGGCGGGAAAACGAAGGCGCTCATTATGGACGCCTTTTTTCGTTGTCTGACGTATCCGCACACGACGGCGGTTGTGTTTCGGCGGACGTACCAGGAGCTGGAAGACACGGACATCAAGGAAGCCAAGGCGAGTTATCCGAGGAAGCTGGCGACGTACAATGCGGGGCGGCATGAGTTCAAGCTGGTGAATGGCAGCCAGATATTGTTCCGGCATTGCGAGAACGAGGCTGACCGCTTTAACTACAGCGGTATTGAGATACAGTTCTTGTATTTTGATGAGCTGACCAGCTTTGAGCAGAGCATCTATGATTTTCTGAAAACCCGTCTGAGGGCGAAGAAAAGCCTGGGTGTGACGCCGATTGTGCGCTCTGCATCTAACCCTGGGAATATAGGCCATGGCTGGGTGAAAAAGATGTTCGTGGACGCCGGGCCATACATGAGCATACAGACCCAGGAGATTTATTCCGAGGCCCTGCATAAGGCAAAGACGATCAGGACGCAGTACATCCCGGCGCTGGCGACGGAGAATCCGTTTATCACAGAGGATTACATCTTCCAGTTGGAGACGAAGCCGGAGGCGTTGCGGCGGGCGCTGCTCAATGGTGACTGGGACAGCTTCGAGGGCCAGGTGTTCACGGAGTTCAAGAACGATCCTGAGCACTATGCTGACCGTCTCTGGACGCATGTCATTGAACCGTTCCCCATTCCGCTGGACTGGCCGCGCTACATGAGCTTCGACCACGGATACACAAAGCCATTTTCTGTTGGCTGGTGGGCGATTGATCCGCACGGCAGGGCATACAGATACCGGGAATGGTATGGGTGTAAGCCCCGGCAGGCCAATGTGGGGCTGATGCTGACGCCCGCGCAGATCGCCAAGGGAATCATCGAGCGCCAGAAGGACGAGATGAACAACAACATCTTCGTGGACGCCATAGCCGACCCTGCCATATTCGACAAAAGCCGAGGGGACAGCGTGGCCGACCAGATGGCACCGCATCCGCCGGAAGCCGGGATCATGTTCAGGAAAGGCGACCATACGCGCCTGGCCGGGTTGATGCAGGTGCATGAGCGGCTCCGGTTCGACCCTGACGGCAAACCCATGATGTATGTGTTCAATACCTGTCAGGACTTTATCAGGACCATTCCGACGCTGCCTTATTCGCAGACAAAGCCCGAGGACGTGGACACGGACGCCGAGGATCACATCTTTGATGATGTTCGGTACTTCTGCATGAGCCGGCCGATCACGCCGATCAAGAAGGCCAAACCGGAACCGAAACCCTACGACCCTTTCACGAGGTAACTTATGAGCGAATACGAAAACCTGACCGAGGCGGCATTCAGCGAACAGCCGCTTGACGAGGAGCAGCAGAAACTCCTCCAAACGGTGTATGACCGGCTGTTGATGTTCGAGGAAGGATGCAGGCCGTACCATGACGCGGCACGGGAGGCACGGGCGATTGTTCGGTTGAAAGACCCTGGGCAGGACGCTCCGGGCGCAACAGAAAAAGCCCTCCAGCTCCAAACGCTGAAAAGCACGTTTAATAACTGCGTGGCCGACCAAATGCAAAATATCCCGGAAGCGAAGCTCCTGCCGGAGACGCCGGACAAACAGGACGCCGTGGATGATCTTCAGGACCTTGTGCATCATGTTGTGTATGAGGTGAACAACTTCGAGGAAATCCATCGGCGGCGGTCGGAGGACTTTTACGGGACGGGCACGGTCATTACGCAGATCGCCTGGGACGATGATGCCAGCTATGGCAAGGGCGACGTGGCGATCATCCGCTGGCCGATAGAAGCGTTTCTGTGGGACCCGCAGGCGGACAGGCTGGAAGACTGCCGGGCGGTCATGAAGCTAAGCTGGCACCCTCTGAGCTGGTACAAAGAGCACTGGCCGGAAGCCGCGCCGTATATCGCCGATGAAGAAGACCAGTACAATCAGGTCGGCATGTCGGATGTGCAGAAGGAAAAGCTGAGCAACGACGAAGGCCGGGCCATGATGATTGAGTATTGGTATCGGGAATATGACGCGAAGAAGAACCGGTATTCGATCAACGTTGCGTATTGCGCCGGGCACGCGCTCCTGGAGGACAGCAAAAACGTGTATATGCACGGCATGTATCCCTTTGACGTGGTGTGCTGTGATACCATCGAGGGCTGCCTGGCCGGTGATGGCATGGTGACTGAGCTGACACCCATGATGCGATACATCAACCGTTACGCCCAGTACATCGACATGAACCTGCGCATGAGCAGCAAGGGCCGTCTGTTGACCCGGCGCGGTGCGAACATCGACAAGGAAGCCTTGGCTGATTGGAGCCAGGACATTATCGAGGGCGACCGCGTGACCCAGGGCGAGGATGTGACCTGGCTGCAAAACGTGCCGTTCAATGGCATGATCTCCAACCAGATGCTGCAATTCCAGACAGACCTGAAAGCCGACGCAGGTGCGAATCAGTTCACCCGTGGTGAAACTACGGGCGGTATTGTGTCTGGTAAAGCTATCAGCGCATTGCAGACCGCAGGCGCGAAAATCCAGGTGTCCAGGACGCAAATCCTGAACAACAGCTTCAAGCAGATCGTGAAGCATGTTCTCTGGCTGATGGCCGAGTTTTACGACGAAGACCGCGTGGTCATGGTGACGGGCCGAAAGGACGGCCAGCGCCGAAAGATTGCCATGGAGGCCAAGAAATTTTTTGATAAGCCGAAGAAAGGCGTTCTGGCTCCGCCTCCGTACACGGTTCAGGTGGAGTGCGTCACCCGCGACCCGTCCAGGATCGACCAGATCAACAACCTGTACATGGAAGCGTTCACGATGGCCGCGCAGATGCAGCAATACTTCCCGCTGTCCGCTTTGTTCCGCTTGCTGAATATCGAGGGTAAGGATCGGCTGCTGCCGGTGATTGAGGAGAACGAACAGCAGCAGGCCGCAATGCAGCAGATGCAGCAGCAGATCGAACAGATGGGCGCTCAGATGCAGCAGTTGCAGCAGGAGAACCAGAGCTTGAAGCTGACGTCCACCGACCTGACAAACGCGCTGGCAAGCGCCGGAGTATCCGCCAACCAGCAGCAGGCAACGGCTGCGAGAATGCCCCAGGCCGGAATGCAAGTGAATACCCGGCAAGCCCTGATTGATAACGCCAGGGCAGAGCTTATGAGGCCAGAAATTGAGGAGTGAGCAATCGCTCCTCTTTCTGATATATTGCGCTTTCCCCGTTTTCTGCGGGGAAGACGACGGCCAGCAATGGCCTTAAAGGAGGACCACCTATGGAAAACACGGTCGAAACCAACATGGAGCAGCAGACTGTACAGGACGACGCTGTATTGGAGCCGTTGCAGGAACAGGAAGAACAGCCCATTTCCAGTCTGGACGAAATCACCGAACAGCCGGAAGAACAGCAGCAGGACAACGAACAACAAGCCAATCAGCAGCAGGCCCCCCAAAGCGAACCTGGCTGGATGAAAAAGAAAATGGAAGCCTACGCCAGAAAGGCCTTGCAAGAACAGGAGATCCGTCTTCGGTCTGAGTACAGGGCCGAGATTAACAGTATGCTTGCTCCATTGCGCGAGAGCATGTATGAGCGGCAGGCTGACGACCTGGTTGCTTCCGGACAGATTAAATCCAAGGAAATGGCGCTGAAGTACGTCAAGGCGATGGCAGGTATCCCATCCTCCGAGCCTGACCAACAGCCGGAGACGCAGAAACAACCCCGAACCCCTGACGGTCGGTTCGCCTCATCCCAGCAGCAACAGACGGAACCTGACGCGGAGGCAAAAGCCCACGCTCGTATCCTGGCTGCGCAGGCGGACAAGATCAAAGCAAACAAGGGCCTTGACGTTGCGGCCTATTACAATGCCAACCCCGACGTGCAAGAAAAAGTACTTAGCGGTGAATGGGACTTCTATGACGTGGCAGAAGCCATGAGCCAGCCCCGCCGCCGTGTACCCTCTCCTGTCCGGTCCTCCAACAGCGCCATGGGCGCGGCGGCTGACGCCGGTGCCATTGCCAACATGAGCGATGCACAGTTTGACCGGCTTCTGAAAAATCTTGGCGAGGGGAAGGTATACGACATGCGTAAATAAGTAAAGGAGTGAGCATATGCCTATTACCCCTAATGCGGCTTACAATACCAACTATACCTATGACGCTGGCGTATCTCCGTCCGTCATTAAGTTTTACGAGCGTAACTTCATGAAGGAAGTTATGCCCGAGTTGATCCACAACCGGGACGCTCAGAAGCGCACCCTGCCCATGAACAACGGCAAGACGATCCAGTTTACCCGGATCACCGAGCTGCCCGCTATCACCACTCCCCTGGTTGAAGGCGTGACCCCTGACGGCCAGAAGCTGACCGAGACCGCCTTCACCGCCATGGTGAAGCCCTACGGCGGCTATATTGCTGTGACCGATGAATTTAACTGGTATCTGCTTGGTAACAAACACAAGGAAGCCAGCGAACGCCTGAGCCGTCAGGCCGCGCTGTCCCTGGATACGATCAGCCGTGATGCGCTGCATGCCGGCATGAACGTGCAGTATGCTGGCAGCAATACCACCCGTGGCACTATCGCCCGCACGGACAAGCTGACCTATGCCGACATCAAGAAGGCCGTTCGTACCCTGCGCCGTGCCAATGCGAAGCCCTTCTCTGATGACTATTTCCACGGCATCCTGCATACCGATGTGTACTACGACCTGACCAGTGACACCATGTGGACTGACGTGGCGAAGTACCAGACCACCGAAAAGGTGGAGAAGTACGAGCTGGGCAAGATTTACAAGGTGCGCTTCTTCGAGTCCACCAACGCGAAAGTGTTCACCGCCCAGACATACATTGTCGGCACCACGACCGCGATTGCCGCGTCTGCCAACTATGACGCCACCAACCGTGAGCTGACCACCAACGTCACGATTACCCCCGACATGGCCCGCGATCTGACCGGTCGGTTCGTGAACGTTCAGTACACCAAGAGCAGCACCAACTATGTGACGCCCATGTGCATCGAGAGCGTGGACTATGCGAACAAGAAGATCAAATTCCGCTGGAATCCTGATGCTTCCGTGTACGCTGAATGGACCACCGCTCAGAGCCTGACCATCGTGCCTTACGGCGGCGGCGCGTCCGGTGCTCCCGTGTACTCCACCCTGGTTTATGCTGAGAACAGCTATGGCTCCGTCGAGCTGGGCGGCAATGGCCGGAACGTGGAAATCATCGTGAAGCCTGCCGGTTCCTCCGGTTCCGACGACCCCCTGAACCAGCGCGGTTCCATCGCCTGGAAGGTTCGCGGCTTCTGCACCGTGATCCTGAACGACAACTACATTGTGCGTATCGAATCCGGCGCGACTGCTTAACTTTGATACCGGCGGGGCTGCCAAGCGTGGCCCCGCCTTTTTGAAAGGAGCATGGCTATGCCTGCAAAGAATGCTACCCCCACCGTCATGAATGACGGCCTGACTGTTGCGAATCCTATCGTTGAGAAAAAAAGCACCGTCCCCATGGTGTCGATCTATATTCCCCCTGCCCCGGAAGCTGAGGCTGGTATTCAGGTGGACCCCTACGAACATGTAACGATCAATGGAGCGCTCCCCACCTATGTGCAACGTGGCGTCCAGGTGGAAGTGCCGGTGCCTGTATTCATGCAGCTTCGGAACAAATACCCCAGGCTGTGAGGTGATGCGCCGTGACGGTGGAAGAAATCAAGTCAGAGGTCATGTTCCAGACCAACAATGACGCGGACGACGTTGGCGACTTTTTGCCCTCTCTGCTTGGATACATCAATGATGGGTATGACCGGCTGGTGAAGGCATGGACGAAAAGCCACACGCCGCAAGATGACTATCCGAGGCTGACAGAGGATTCGGACAAGCCTAATCTGCCTGAGTGGACGCATCGGTATATCGCTGACTGGGCGACCTGGCTTGTCTACCGAAACGGCAACCCGTCCAAGCAGAATCGCGGGCTGGCCTTCAAAAGTTCCTTTGAGGAAATCTGTTCCAAGATCGCCGGTGACGGTGGTGCTGACGGCATAAACCCTGACGGTACGAACAAACAGTATAAACACTTTTTCAATATTCCGAGATGATAAGGCGGTGTTGTTGTGGCGTATTTTAGTCTGCATAGCTACGATGCGGATGTATGGATCAGTGAGTTTCGCGGGCTGAATCAGTCAGATACCGGCTTGAATCCGAATCCTGTATACGCCGCAATCGCTGAGAACGTTGAGACGCCGAACGGCGTATTACAGCCTCAGGCCGCCTGCCATGAGCTGGCCGGTGAGTTTGAGAACCGTGTGGAAACTCTGGCCTCCTTCTATCGCCGATGGTATGAAGGCCCTGGCAGCAAGGAATGGTATATATGTGCAAGCGGCGGGAAACTGTACTGCCGACAGGCCGGGGATGATGGCGGCGCATGGGCAGAGATTGATTTGCCGTCAGGCATTGACGCATTTCAAAGCAACGTGTGGAGCTGGGTCACTTACGAGATTAACCCGGAAAACAGCGACGATACCGTTGACGTGTTGCTCATGAGCAATGGCTTGGATGGCATGATTATGGTTGTGCCGCCTGACCGCCCGACAACCTGGGGAGACTATACGGAACAAACATGGAATTACTTGCTGGATATGACCTGGCTGGAAGTCAGTTCCCCGGCCTGGCACATTATCACGATTGCGACCGGCGACAAAAAATTTGGTGTGATCGAGCGTTACGCTGAACGCATCTGGGCGGCGGCCATTACGGACAATCCTGACATGCTGATGTATTCACGGCCCTATGATCCTACTGACTGGACCGGCCCTGGTGCCGACGAGGAACCGGAGGACGGCGCAGGGGATATTTTGCAGCCAACATGGGACGGCGATAAATTCTATGCACTGAGGCGGTTCGGCGATCAGCTCTTGGCGTTCAAGAAAAACCGTGTGTTCCGCATCCTGAACACAGACCCTGGCAGCTATGTAATCAAGGAACAGTTCGGCGGCGGAACTGAGTTTTTCAACACGCTGGCCGTTGATGCTGAACGTGTCTACATGGTGGGCGACCAGGGCGTGTCCGTTTTTGACGGCATGAGCACATACCCGTTCTGGCGGGAGCAGGCAAGCGAGCTGTGGAAAACGATCAATAAGTCCGTTTTAGATCAGATGTGCGCTACACTGTACCGTCAAAAATACTATGTCGCTTTCCCCGTCGGTGACAGCCCTGTCAACAATGGAATGCTATGCTATGACCTGAAAGAGAAAACGGTGCTGTACTACAAGGATTTCAGCGTCGAGGCATTCCTGCCGACGGATGGCGAGTTATTCATTACCAGCTCTACTCTGCCCGGAAAGGTGCTCCGGCTTCGCTATAATTCCTGGGATGAGAAAACGGTTCGCGGCGCTGCGACACGTTGGGTTTCTCCCTGGATAGACTTTGGCGTAAAGAGCATCCAAAAGGGTGGCTTTGAATTATACATGATTCCTGAGGTCCAGACCGAAGCGGTAACGTTGAAAATCAGCATACAGACAGAAAAGAAGCTGAAAACAAAAACCTACACAGTCCAGCCCCTGACCGCTGAACAGCTTGAAGCGAACAAAGAGCACCGTGGAAAGCGCCTTCATTTCGGCGGCACTGGCCGGAAATTCCGCTTTATCATCGAGACTGACGAAGGGGTTACAGCCCCATGGCGTTTGATCGGCGGGCTGCAATTGATCGTCGAAACCGACCCCGATTGAGGTGAACGCTATGCCGAGAAAAGCTCCAAACGTGCACCAGCACGAATCATTACGGATACCGTCTGACTGGAAAGCGCAGGACAGGGCGTTTGCCATGCAGATTGAACGTATCTTTGACGATATATATAGCCGGCTTGGAAACATCCGGTATAAGGACCTGAGTGACGAACTAAAAGCGCGGCTTCCCTCGAACGAGACAAGCCCGTAAAGGAGTGAGTGTATGTCAACGACAACTACTAATCTGGGGCTTGTGAAACCGGAATATTCTGATATGGCGGACGTGCAGGAAATCAACCAGAACATGGACAAGATTGATAGCGCAGTTGGCGCTGCTCAGGATTCGTTCGCTATTTTAGCTGACGGAAACACCCATGCTGCGATTGCATCCGGACAGTTTGTCTATGTGCGGGGGCACGCAACGCTTGAAGATGGACTGTATTCTGCAACAGCAGCTATCCCGGCGAACGGCGCGTTATCCACATCCAATCTGGCCGCAGTATCAGGCGGCGGCTTGAACGCTTTGGGCACTTCTTTAAACAGGATCGCCTCTGGCAGTGTTGATGTTTCGGGAAGTACATCCCTGGCCGATCTTGCCGCCCGCATTATTAACTCCGGCACCAAAGTGGGTACGGGAAAAGTGGGCGTCGAGGATGATGGAAAACTGGCTATATTGGGCGAAACAATTTATAATTATGCGAACCTTCGGGTTTTTTGCATGGACACTATGCTGCTGGTGGCGTTTGCTATCCCTGTATGGGGCGAAACGACCGTGCAGCGGAAATATATATTTTTCTCAGGCGGTACTCCAGAGTGGAAAATGACGGCGTGGGAAACTATTTCAGCGTAACAAGAAAGGATGGACGATCATGAACGAAAATAAGTTTTTTCTCCACCAGATCAAGCACACGAACGGCGTGTACGATAAGGGGATTGTCGTAAAGGATACTTATGACGCGGCAAAGCAGGGCTACCATGCCTATCTGGGCGCGTATGCCTACGATCACGACGCCACCACAGATTTTGTTTCCTGCATGATTACTGATGCGCTCAGCGGCGGAATGGTGCTGATGCAGGAAATCTGGCGCAAGGCAGAGACACCCGCCGAATAATTGCACCACATAGAGGAGGGCAGCAGCCATGAAAAGAGTTTACCGAAGCAATGACATGGTTTATGACAATATGGTAGCCAGGGAGTACCTTTTGGAAAAGAAAAATGGTCAGGAAGAAACCGACAGCGATCTGCCGACTAACGATGTGCCTGTCGGCAGTGAGGCGTACAATGCTACTCTGACTTCCATGTATATGTTTGATGGGACGGAGTGGCAGAAAATCATCGGAGGTGAGTAATCATGGATATGCTTGCATTGGCGCAGGCGTTGAAAGCGCAGAAAATGAACGCGGCGGAGTTCAGGGCGGCTGTGGAAGCGTACCTGGAGGAGAATCCGGAGGCGGTGGATCAAGCGGCCATCGAAGCCATGTTCGGGGATCAGCTGGACGGGATCGAGGAAGACTTAGGTGGATTAAAGAGCGCAATAGAGGATTTGGAAGCTGGTTCCCTTTCCGCACTTGGCGCTACTGCCGGACAAGTCCCCGTTGCTGACGGCAACGGCTCATGGGCGTGGGGCAATGCTGCTGGCGGTGGGGCAATGATTCTGGGACCGGAAGAAATTCAAAGGTTGGTTGCTGATGGGAAAGCCAAATCCACCTTCAACATCGGCGATGTAATTTATATTCCCTGGACGAACTACACGCCCAGCACGCCTGTGGTGTATCAGTTCCCGTTTGTAGTGGTGCATATCGGTGATGTGTACGATCAGAACGATGTTGTGCATCATGACGCGCTCTGGCTGATGGCAATGTATGCCGAACCGGAAGAAATTGTGTTCGACGCCGCCGAAGATACGGTAGTTGATTTGTCAACAGAACCAAACGCTTTGGAAGGTTGGTATTATTGGGGACTGACAGGAACAGATTACACCGAACTGCAATTGTCTACGGGCGACGCTATTCCAACCACCTATGACAGCGTACATAAATGCGCAATCAACAATCTTTCCGTGCTGCGTTACGGTTATAACCGTTGGCGTTATTCGGCCTATCGGCAATGGCTTAACAGTGATGCAGCGAAAAACGCCAACTGGTGGACAAGTCAGCACGAAGGCGATATTTCGCCGACGAGTACATATACCAACAAACCCGGCTGGCTATACGGGTTTGAGAATCGCTGGCTGGATGTGATCAAGCCTGTCAAAGTGCAGACCGCCTGCAATACGGTTACAGATGGCGGTGTGACAGATATAACCTACGACAGATTTTTCCTGCCGTCGCTTGAACAGGTGTACGGCAATCCACAAGCCGCAGGCGTTGAAGGTGATTATTGGGAGTACTGGAAAGAGGAAACTGGGCTGGATGCGCCGAGCAACGGCTCTTCCAGCGATCCAAACGAAGCACGCAAAATCCCCAGCGTGGTTAACTATCCGCGCGGTAGTGCTGTGTACTGTCGTTTGCGTTCAGCCAGTCGTGGCGGCGGTAACACCGTGTGGTTTGTGCACGCAGGTGGTTACCTCGGCGCCGGCTACGCCGCGGCCAGCGCGTTTCGCTCTCTCCCGGCTTGTGTAATCTACTAATCCCGTAATCGGGGGGCGCGTAAGCGCCCACAAGAAAGGTGGAATGCGTATTGAGTGTGCCGGAACCCCTTCGGCATAAGGGGAGATTAGAAGTCCACGTAAAAGCGCAATATCTGGCGAGTTACACCATCAAGATATGGAGGTGCGAAACATGTGCATAATTCAGCGAAAAGAAATCGCACGTTTGCAGCGCGAGAATGATCGGCTGCGGATGGCATTAAACGAAAAGACCGAGGAAACGGAAGCAGCGCTGGTTGAACTGGCTGAACTGTTCGCCGCGCAGGACGATGCAATTGTAGAACTGGCTGAAATTCTGGCTGAGTAAGAAAGGAGAATTACCATGGCAAAGATTTATTACAACCGTATCAAGGCTGGCATCATGACCATTGAAGACGTTCCCGTCCGTTGGCGTGCCGCTGTGCAGGCTATGCTTGACGAGGACGAGCAGGGTGAATAAGGTAAATTAAAGGTCGCTTTAATACACTTGGGAGGTGGTGAACGATGTACACGGCGAAGGACGCGAAAGCGCTGATTGCCCGTCTGAAATCATCAGGTACGGGCAAGGCTGAGATCATCCGCCAGGTCGCAGAGCTGTGCCTCGGATGGCCTTATGTATGGGCCAGCAACGGGCAGATGTGTACGCCGGAGTGGAGGCGAAACCGCCTCCCATACTGCCCGGATAAAAAATACAGCGATATGATCAGGGATAACTGCCCGGTGTTGAACGGTGCACAGGAGCAGGCCATTGTCCCGTATTCCGGCGGGAAGATCAGCCAGGTTTCTTGCTCTGGCTGTAAATGGGATGGGTGCCGGTGTTTCGATTGTCAGGGCTTCGTGCATTGGCTGTTCGAGTGCGTCGGCGTCCCCCTCTATGGTGCCGGAGCGACAACACAGTGGAACACAGCCAGCAACTGGGTAGCGCGTGGAGAAATATCGTCCATGCCGCCCGGGCTGGTGTGCGCTGTGTACAAGCGCAAAGAGGATAAAATGTCGCATGCAGGCATGAGCCTGGGCGACGGGGCCGGCAGTGTGATCCATTGCAGCACGACCGTCAAGAGCGGCAATGTGCATACTGATAATCCGAAGTGGACGCATTGGGGCATCCCCGCCGGGTTGTACACCATCGACGAGCTGAGAAAGGCAGGCATTGACGTGGACGAAAGCAAAAACGTTCCCACCCTGCGGAGAGGCAACCAGGGCGAAGCCGTAGAAGAATTGCAGGCGCTCCTGAATGCTAAGTATGGCGCGGACCTGGATGTGGACGGAAACTTCGGCAAAGCAACGGAAGCGGCAGTCAGAGCCTTCCAGAAAGCCCATGGCCTGACCGCTGACGGCATTTGCGGCCCGAAGACCTGGAAGGCGCTGGGCGTATCCGGCAACATCAACCCGCCTGCCGATAACGGAAACAATAATCTCGTACCACCTGAGACTGATACACCGCCGACCACCATCTGTATCCCGCTGGCTGATTGGCAGGAGATCAAAGCCGCTGTTATGGCAGCGTATCACATTGTCAAAAAGTATGAGGGGGATTGACCTATGGACTGGAGTAACATAGTCCCGGCGCTTATCACCGGGCTGTTATCATTGGCTGGCGTGTATTTTGCGAACAGAAAAAGCTCTGTTTTGATTGAGTACCGCCTGAAAGAACTGGAAAAAAAGGTGGACAGGCACAACCAGGTCGTAGAGCGCACGTTCGCCTTGGAAGGCCGCATGAATGAGGCAGAACACGATATTCGGGATTTGAAAGGAGCGACAAAATGATGGATTGGAAAAACTGGTTCAAGGCTGCTGGTATCCGCGCTATCCGTACGTTCGCCGAAGCGATGCTGGCCTATATCGGAACAGGCGCCGTGGTGCTTGGTGACGTGAACTGGATCGCGGCCCTGAGCGCTGGCGGCTTCGGTGCCGTGTGTGCTATCCTGTTGGCGCTGACCGGCCTGCCCGAAGTGGAAAAGCTGAAACCGCCCGAGGATATTTATTGATGGGTCAACTATAACGCCTGACAGCCGCCCCATTCCGGGGCGGTTTTTGCTTATCCGGGAGGAAAGAATATGGCAAAAAATGAGGAACTTATCCAGGAGATTCTGGGGCAATACCGGAATCGTGGCGCGTATACACCGAAAACATCAGCAGAAAACAAGGCCCGCGCCGAGGATGAAGTCAGGGCCTATTACGATCAGCTCAGGCTTGGCGCACAGCAGCAGCAGGAACGCGCCGACCTTGCATTGCAGCAGCAGCGGGCGGGCTTGCAGGATACCTATGACCGGCAGCGGGAGGCCAGCGCGCAGGAGTATCGGCAACGGTATTCCCAGGCTGACCGTCAAATGTTGAGCCGCGGCATGCAGCGTTCGTCCTATGGCGCTCAGGTGTTGGCGAATATCGGCCAGCGTGGCGCGGAGGCACAGCAGAGGCTTTGGGACGCGCAAGGCGCTGCGGAGGGCAATATCGACGCACAGCGGGCACAGCTTGCCGAGCAGTTGGGCCAGCAGTTGCAGCAGTACGATGCAAGCCGGGCCGCCGATATATTAAAACGTTCGCGTGAGCTGGACGATCAGGAATACGAACGGGCGCAGGCGGATCAGGCCAGACGGGATCAGACCGGGATGCAGCTTGCCAATATGCTGCGGCAGGCCGAGCGCGACCAGGTCAGCGACGAACAGTTCGAGAAGCAGTTCGGCCTGAGCAAACAACAATTCGAGGCCCAGCTTGCCAACCAGCAATGGCAGCGGGATTATCAGGCCGCACGGGACGCTGTCTCTGATTCGCAGTGGCAGCAGAATTATGATTTTAACGCCCAGAAATGGGCCGACACTCTGGCCGAACAAATGTATCAGAGGCAGTACCAGGAGGGCCGCGACGCTGTGAAGGATGCGCAGTGGCAGCAGACCTATAATTTGCAGGCGGGGAACGCTGGCGGCGCAGGCGCTGGAGCAGGTTCGTCCGCTGCGGGTGGTTCTGCGTCTGGTGCCGGTGGTAACGGTGCTCAGTATGCGTCCCTGGAAGATTGGATCACGGCCATGTCGAACGCTGAGATTGACAAGGCGATTGCAGCTAAGGCTAAAAAGGCGAAGTCTACCCAGAACGCGAACGTCAAAGCAGCGGCAGGCGCTTCTGTTCAGCAGCCGACGACGACAACAGACATAATAAAAGCGCTGACGCCTACCACGTCTCCAACGGTTGGCCTGACCGCAAATGCAAAAACCACGGCCGCACGCGTGCCAACTGTCAAGACGTTGCAAGGCCCGGTTAATATGGACATTCTGGGCCAGATGAACCAGAAAAGCGCATCGACTGGTGTACGGTTTGAAAGTGAGCTGGCGAATGCGCTAAAGAATAAAAAGAAATAAAGAGGGACAGCTATGTCAAGATTTGATCGAATGACGGATCAGGATTGGGCGATTCGTGATGCAATCAATAGTGTTTTGCAGGAGAATAACCGCCCGACGAGTGATTATACATATTCGGCCATTCCTGAGGAAACGCCTACTTTGGCTGCTGCTCCATCAGCGCAGGAGAGCCAGGCCGTTGACCGCGCTTCGGTCGCACGTCCGGTTGACTATTTTTCGCTTCTGAATCCTGGCGAAACGCCCGCGAGCGCGCTCGAATCAAAACTGTCTCAGTTTCAATCCATGCCTGACCTTTCAACTGAACCTGTGTCCAGTGGGAAATGGTGGGCTGGGGAGACTCCAACTTATGCGGAGTCTGTTGCGCAGTTATATCGTATACAGGACACCCTGACGCCTGACCAGTTTAACGCATATGCGGCACAGCTCGACGCGGCGAAGAACAATCCTGCAAGCGGGTTTTATCACAATCCTTATACCGGCATTACCAGCCCGTATGTGGACGCCATTTCCAAACTTGGTATTGATGTGAGCGGCGGAATCAACGACGACTGGATTGCGAAGAATCAATACCTTTTGGCTGGCGCACGGTATACGGATGCAGGAAACACGCCTGCCGCGCCGACAAAGACCAGCACGGCGGCCCAGAATGCGGCATACTATTACTATCAGATTCAGCGCAACTATGCCGACACAAAGGAAGTGCTCAACGAAGTAACTGCGCTAAAAGATGATATTGCCTATTGGGCTGGCCGGGACGATCTGAACCTGTCTGATGATCAAATTCTTGAAAGATTGGACTGGGACAAGAAATACAAGTACCTCAAAGGCTTAAAAACCGCTCAGTCTGACGGGCATGTGTACAACTATACCAGCCCCATTGATTACAACCCCGACAACCTGCGCGGATATGTTTGGGCAGCCAGGAACAACGGCGGGACTGGCAACTCTGAATTGGATGCTGTCAATGCCGCCCTTGGCCGTGGGAACGTCTGGAAAGAAAACAAAGAGATCAGCGATAAGCTGGATTTCCGCAGCGATAATTTTGCGCCATATACGGTCAAGAGTACCCTGGACGAACCAGCGCGATACTTCGGGAAGAAAGAATTTGAACCTGGCTGGGCTGAAAAAGTGGCCAAGGACATTAACTGGGATAACCCGGAAGAAGTAAAGAACTGGCAGCTTGTATATAACGCTGAAAAGTTTACATCGCAGGCAGAAAGCGAAGCAAAGACAATCAAAGACCGGGTAGATTTTCTGATTGCATCAGGTATTACCGATCCTGTAGAAATCGAAAACGGGCTGTGGGATAAGTGGGGAGAAAACGATCCGGCTCTATCCGCACTGAAAAAGCTGGATGATAGCCTGGTGCGTCCTGACAAATTGGTTGACACCACCCGGCCTATTGATTATAGCAAGAAGGGCATTCAGGACTATATCAAGCAGCAGGCCGCAAAGGCGACCGGGAAGGAAAACCTGCACGCGTTCGGGATGCGTGTCACCGAGATGATGGGCACGAACATTGTGCACGGGAATGGGCAGGCTCCTGCTCAGGTTGATGTGGCCGCTACCGTTGCGCCTACGTATACACCCGGCGTAAACCCGACGGATCAGCCGAGGGGCAACGACATATCTGCTACTGACCGCATCCTGAATACGCCCGCGCCGACCGCTTCTCCTTCGCCTACTCCTACCCCAACGCCGACGCCTACCCCAACGACTAAACCCGTTGTAGACCAGTCCGCTCAGGCTGTCAATGCTGCGCAAACGAAAAATGTGCGGGACGCGGCAAAGACCATCCTGGCGACCGGTACACCCGATGAAAAGGCGCTGTTGACCCTTGCCCCGACAGTAAACGCGGAAGGCGTTGCCGCTGACATGGCGAACAGTGTGCAGACCGGGACAGCCAACGCCGGGACGCTGTACGAAACCACGGCGAAGCAGGCGCAGGATTACACGGCGGCGCATTATCTGGACGCCCAGAAAGCTATCCAGTATTATGATGGGCTGCAATCCTCACAGTCAGATTTGCAAAAACAGCGCGGGGAGATTGTTTCCGAAATCAATAAAATCAGTATATCCCGCGACAGGGACCAGCTGGTCCATTTGAATGCTTTGCAGGATCAGCTTGCTGCTCTTGACGGCCAAATTGCCAGCCAGGAGCAGCAGATTTCTGCTTTCCAATGGCATTACGATCAGGCCCAGGATCAGATGAAAACCATGCAGAGCATGCAGGATGCGGCGGCCATGCAGCGTGTGCTTATGGATAATCCGGGCATTGACTTGTCCACTGCGGAAGGCCAACAGGCCATGACCGAGGCCAAGGCGCAGCAGAAAGCGCTGACCAATTCCGTCAATCTTGTAATGAGTGTTGGCAGCCAGTACAAGCCTACACAATGGTCGGCAAGTACCGTATTCGATGATATGCTGGGCAACGGCTACACGGTGCAGGATACCGTCCGCGTCGCCAATTCCATCATTTCCGAGGCAGACAAAGACCTGACCGCTTTGAATCAGTCCATTGACCAGATGCAGGCGGCAGGTATGCAGATTCCCCGCGAATATGTTTCCAACCTGGACCGCGAAAAGGAAAGACTGGAAAAGCAGAAACAGGAAGCGGAAGATTATAAGCTGCGTACCAGGGCCGATTTTGCCCAGGTGGTTGAAGATGCAAAGAAGGACGCTCTGGCCAGCGGGAAGCGCGGCCTTGCGCTCTATGCCGCCGATCCGTCTTACGATCAGGCAGAAATCACCCTGGCCGATAATCTGAGCATGCTTGCTCAGGCCGGGAATGTGAACAGCCGTGATGCAGTCCAGCCTCATACGCAGTCCTATATGGGCGAACTGACGCAGGAAGAACGGGACACCTATCTGTATAAGCTCAAAAAAGATGGCGAACAGGCTGCCTGGGATTACTATAACGGTCTGGCCGATGCCGTCAATGTGCGCCGGACGATGGCACAGAACGAGGAGCTGGCGGCTTTCGCTCAGGAAATGCCTGTACTGGCCGCCATTACTTCCATCGGGATCAGCCCCGACACGATCAAGAGCGCCGGATATGTAGCTGCATCTTTGCTTTCCGGGCAGGAAATCAACCCTTACAGCAGGTTCTTTGATTCCACCTGGGCAACGGGAACACTCGACCAGAACGCGAAGGAAACGCTTCTCAAGCCCCTGCAAGAGGACAGCTTTGCGAAGTCCATTGCTGGCCTTGGTTATGATGCTGTGACCAGCGGTGCGAAAAGCCTGCTCAATTCTGCCCTGACTGCCCCTCTGGCTGGCGGGAGTGCCATTCTAAGCGCTCTGCCTATGGGCATTCAGGCCGCCGGTGCTGCGGCGCAACAGACCAAATTGCAGGGCGGTAGCGACACCCAGGCCGCATTGATCGCAGGCGTAACCCTGGCCGCTGAAACCCTCAGTGAAACCATTACCACCCAGAATATCGCACAAGCCATTGACAGCGGTGCAAAGGGCGTCAAGGGCGCAATAAAAAAAGTGCTGTCCAATGACATGGTGGAAGAATTTTTGGGCGAATCCGTAAACCAGCTCGTGGAAAGCGTGACTGATGATGTTGTCATGGGCGAATTGTCCCAGCGCAATCAGCGCATCAAGGAATACGAAGAAACCATGAGCCATGACGAAGCTGTTAGGCAGGCCGACAAGGATTTCTGGAAAGATATTTTGGCCGCTGGCGTGACGGGCGCTCTGTCCTCTGCCGGAACCAGCGGGATCAGCTATGTTGCTGGACGCCTAACCGCCACCACCAGCGCCACCATCGGCACGCCGGAAGGCCAGCTTCGTGCGAACATGCTTGCCAATAATGGCCTGCCCACGGATCACACGGTCAACGACCGGACCGCCCGCACGGTTTCCATGCTGACGGCTTCCCTGACCGCGAACAAGCCCAGCCAGGTGCAGGCTGTAAGCGCGGCGCTGTTCCCCGTTTCTGGCGAAGCAGCCAGCCAATTTGCGGCAATCTCCGCGGGAATGCGGCTGTCTAACCAGTTGGGCACTGAACAGGCCGTAGCGCTGACGCAGGACGTGATTCTGTCTGCCGCCCAGGAAGGCGCAGACGCGGATACTGTGAAAAACGCTATGACCATTGCGGCGCTGGGCCAGGGCGAAGCCTCTGAAATCCTGAACAAGATGAACAGCAACGGGATTGAGTTTGGGGATATTAAGGCGCTGGTGGATGCCGCGGTCCGTGACAGCCTGCGTCCTGCCGTTGTGCAGCGGATACAAAATATTGTCCACAACGACCGTGTGACCCTGCGTGAACGCGCCCTGATCGGTCAAGGCGCTCTGAACGGCGTGAAGCCCTATGAGCAGGCATATAGCGACGCCAAGAAACAGGAAACCAAAGTCCAGCAGAAACTCGAATCTGCGCAGGAACGCGCCCAAGCTATCGGCGAACACCTGAAAACTGTACAAGCCCAGCATGTGGAAGACCTACAAAACCAAGCCCTTGCCGGTGCCATGCATCAAGCCGTAGGTGATATGAAGGGGCAGGTTGAGGTCGTGGGTGAATACCAGGAATCCCTGGAAAGCCAGCAGCAGAAGACCCAGGACGCGGAAAAGGACCTGAGCCGGGTGCGCGAAGAAGCCATGACCAAGGTGCGCGAACAGGCTATGGCTGATGTGCAGGCCGAGGAACAGGCGGAGGCGCAGGCGGCAGCGGAAGCCAAAGCAGCGGCAGAAGCGGCAGCACTGGCCGAAGCGGAAGCCCAGGCCCAGGCAGAGCAAGCCCCTGCCAGCAATCCAAATGCAGGCACCGTCTACACCAACGACCAAGTCCCCGTATCCTACCATTGGGCGCTTGTCCCCGCCTCTGACCTTGTAACCAGCAACACGGACACCGGCGAAGCAAACAGCGCCTATCCCGCCGAATTGCAGCCTCGAGACAGAACGCGGGCAGCCAGCCAGGATCAGGTGGCCGGGATGGTCCGCAATCTGAATCCGGCCCGGTTGGGCGAAAGCGCGGATGCACAGAACGGCGCTCCGATTGTTGGACCTGACAATGTGGTTGAGAGCGGAAACGCCCGGACCATGGCAATCAGGCAGGCAATGGCAAGCAACCCCGAAAGCGCGGCCCGCTACACCCAGTATGTGCGTGACAATGCGGCGCGGTTCGGCCTGAATCCCGATGACGTAACGGACAACAGCGTGCTCGTTCGTGTGCGCGATACTGACCTTGACCGCGTGGCCTTCGCCCGTGCAGCCAACGAAAGCACGACCGCCGGATACAGCCCAAGCGAAAATGCACGAAGTGATGCCGAACGGCTGACCCCGCGCATGATGGAACAGTTCGCCCCGTCTGATGCCGGCAGGCTGGACAACACGGAGAATCACGCCTTCGCGCTGGCTTTCCTGAACGAGATCATTCCCGAGAGCGAACGCGGCGCGTACATGCAGGACGACGGTTCGATCAGCCAGCAGGGCTATGATCGTATCCGCAATGCGGTTTTCCAGCGGGCATATGGCAGCACAGCCTTGACGCAGGTCCTGACCGAAGATACCGACGGCGGCTCCAGGAACGTGATGAACGCATTGCTCAAGGCCGCTCCCCGGATGATGGCATTGCAGGATGCAGTAAGCCAGGGCGAAGTATACGACACGGGCCTGCCGCAGAAAATCGCAGAGGCAGCCCAGCGTTACATGGAGCTGAAAAACGCAGGCATGAACGTGGAAACCTATCTTGGGCAGACCGTTATGCCTGGATTCCAGACCGAGGACGAGGCGACGAAATCTTTTATGCGTCTGTTCGAGGAATACCGGCGGTCAGGAAAGAAACTGGCCGAAGCGCTGTCGAGCATTGCCGATGTTGTGGAAAAAGTTGGCGACCCGAGAGCAATCTCTTTCTTGGGTGATGTTGAAGTCCCGTCTCTGCCTGAATTGATCCGGCAGGGCGTGGAGAGGATGATCAAGCCCAAAGACAATACCATCATGAACGAAAAAGCTGAGGACAATGTGCCTACCCTGGTTGGCGAATTGCCACCGGATACAGAAGGGAATGAATCAGCGGAAAACCTGCCAGAACGAGAGACTTACACCATGGATTTGTCTGCTGGCACTCCGCCGTCTGGCAATGGACCTGCCACGGCAGCAGAAACGCCGCCCGCGAATGGGCCGCAGCGTCAATTTGGTAGCCGGACAGCCCAGCGCAGTGACCTTCTCCATGAAGAAGTGAAACAGTATTTGCGGGAAAACAGCAGCTATGATCCTGACAGCAACAATGAGCAGATTGACCGTGCGGCTGGATGGGTACAGGAGCATTCAAACGATCAAGACCCTGATGGATACTATGGGGCTGTCGCAGAAGCTCAAAGCCCAGATTTCAATGCTTTCTCCGCAGACGGTCAGGCCAGAATGCTGACATTGATGAGTATGGCGGCGTTAAGGGGAGACGTTGCAACCGAAACCGCGCTTGCAGACGCTTACAATCAGCAGGGTACTGTTCTTGGCCGAGCGCTCCAATCCAGGCAAATCTTTGGCATAATGACACCGCTTGGCCGTCAAGCTGTGCTTTTGAAGGAAACAGACAGGATCAATAAGCGGTATGCCGATAGAGGGCAAACGACCCGCGTTGCGCTGTCTCCTGATACCTTGGACAAGGCAGGCAAGGCGAAAACGGCGGAAGACTTCCAGCACGTGCAGAAGCAGGCATACAAGGAGCTTGCAGAACAGATGCCGCCCAACTGGAAAGATAAGCTCCAGGCTTGGCGTATGCTCAGTATGCTTGGAAACCCGAGGACGCATGTGCGGAATCTCTTTGGCAATTGGCTTTTCATGCCTGCTGTCAAACTGAAGAACGTGATTGGTACAGCGATTGAGGGTGTGGCTGTAAAACCCGGCTCTGGCGAAATGCGTACAAAGAGCTTGACCGTCAGCAAGGAAAACCGCGACTTCGCAAAGGCTGACGCGATCAAGATGAAGGACACTCTGACCGGAGAATCGAAATATAATCCAGATCAGAAAGTGGAGCAGGAAAGGAAAATCTTCGGAACAAAAGACAACTTCTTGTCTCGTACAGTTGGGAAGGCGTTGCAATGGCTGTCTGACAAAAACTCTGAATGGCTTGAAAAGGAAGACTGGGCTTTTCTGCACAGGCATTACGAGAATGCGCTGGGCGGTTGGATGAATGCCAATAAGCTGACACCCGAAACCATTACCCCAGAGCAACTGACGCAGGCACGAGAATACGCCATAAATGAAGCGCAAAAAGCGACATACAGAGACGCGAACAAAATTGCCTCCCTGCTTGCTGACATTTCTCGTAAAGGTGGCGTGACAGGATTCATCGTAGACACGGCGCTCCCGTTCAAGAAAACTCCTGCCAATATTCTGAAACGCGGCATTGAATACAGTCCTATTGGGCTGATCCGCACGCTGGCGGCAGACACAAAGAAGGTGAAACAGTATACTGATTGGGTAAAGAATGGCTCGAAAGGGACACTCCCCAAGAACGCTATTTCTCCGACCCAGTATATTGACCGCATTTCTTCCGGCCTTTCTGGCACCGCAACCGCTGCGCTTGGTGCGCTGTTTGCATCCCTCGGCTTGGTGACGGTCGGATATGACGATGATAAAAAGACGCTGGAAGAACTGGAAGGAAAGCAGGAATATGCTCTGAACATAAAAATTGGTGATGCGAATGTTTCGTACACGATTGACTGGGCAGCGCCTTCCTGCATGCCGTTCTTCGTCGGCGCAAGTATCTACAACATATTCCAAGAAGGGATAAATGATCCTGGCCAGATTGCAGACGCTTTGCTGGAAATCACGGAGCCTGTTTTCAACCTGTCCATGCTTGATGGCGTAAACAGTCTGATGGAAACGAGCCAGTGGTCTGGCGGCAATGCGTTCACACAGATCGGAGAAAAACTTGCCACGAATTATCTGTCGAGTTTTATCCCGACCGTCGTCGGTCAGGTATCCAGGACCATTGACCCCGTCCGCAGAAAGAGCTATGTCGAAAGCGGCGCATCTCTCTCGACTTGGCGCTATGCTCTTGAACAAGCCCAGAACAAAACGCCTTTCAGCGTTTCCAATATCCCGTACAGAAATGTATGGGGAGATGAAGACAGAAGCCCTGAATGGTTGGCTGCAATCGAAAACTTCATAAGCCCCGGCTACATCAACAAAATAACCCCGGGCAAGGTTGAGAAAGAGCTTGCAAGCCTGTACGATGAAACCGGCGATGCAAAAGTCATTCCACAGGCTGCCAGCAAGTCCCCGTACATCGGAGGACAGCAAGTCAAGCTGAACGCCGAACAGTACGACCAGTATACAACGGTCCGTGGTACAACAGCCAAAAAGCTGTTGGAGGAACTGATGGACCGGCCTGAATGGGCGCTCCTGGATGGGGAGGCAAAGATCGACATTATCGGTCAGGCTTGGACGTATTCTAATGCGGTGGCGGCAAAAGACTTGTTCCCGAACTCAAAAATGACCGCATGGATTCAGTCGGCGCAGAAAGAAGGAAATGCGGCTGAGGCAATCATACAGCGCCATGAGGAGCAGGCAAAGAAAGACTATGTAAAAGGTCATAAGGAATCCCTGTTTAAAGCGGTGGATGAACACGATACCGAGGCTTTCAACACCAGCATGTTTGCGCTCATGGATGCAGACAAAAAAGACAAAGAAGCTCAGGGCAAAAAACAAAATCCCGCATATGTGAACAATCTGCTTGTGAATTATTACAAGCCCCTGTACATCACTGCAATCAACAGCGGAGACACGGAAACAGCCGACACAATCAGAGACAATCTGCTTAGTATGCCGATGACCGGAATAGATACGAAAACGATTCTGGGCTGGCAGTACGAAACACAAAAACAAAAGGCAAAATAATTGATTCCGGCCCCTTCGGGGGCCTTTTTCTTGTGGGTAGTAATGTGGGTAGTAGCCGAAAATTACCACATTTTACGGGAAATTATGTTCCCATTCGCCAAAACATAAGAAAACCCGTAAACCCTTGTGTGATAAGGACTTGCGGGCATTTCCGTTTATCTGGGTGGAGAGATTTGAACTCTCGGCCTCTTGAACCCCATACAATAAAGATTCAAGGCACAGCCCAGATAAATGGATGTTTTGTGGGTAGTAGCGTGGGTAGTTGAGGAATTTTATTTAATGCTATCGGCAACTGCGGAGAGATCGTCCAGGGCGATAGATTGATATTTCGCTTGCGTGAAGGCGTAGTCGGTATGACCCATCAGCGCGGCCTTGGCCTGATCGTCACCGGCGGCGGCCTTGAGCTTGTCGGCGTAGGTGTGGCGGGCACAGTAGGGGGTTTTGCCATCGGCGATGCCCAGGCGCTTCATCATGGGGATAAAGACGGATTCGCGGAAGTAAGCGTGGGTCATGGCCTTGTAGCCGGTAAACTCGCCCTTGCGGTTGTGCGTGACCATGGGGAACAGGTATTCCGTGTTGAGCACGCTCATGCGCTCCTGGATGATGGCGGCGATTTGCGGAGGGACAGGGACCCGGCGATCTCGGCCAGCGTCGGTCTTGCTGCCGCCAATCAGAAAGGTGACGCCGTTCTCAGTGTGGAGGCTGGACTTTTTCAGCGCCAGGAACTCACCAGGCCGGAATCCCAGATAGCACATAGCATACACATACTCTGCATATTGTTCCTGACCGATAGCACGGCGTATAATCTCCAGCTCATCTTCGGTGATGGGGTCGCGCTGGGTGGTTTCGTGTTTGCCAATGTACAGATTTTCGGTGATGTTCTTGGGCACCATATCACGGTCAAAGGCGTATGCCCAGAGCAGGCCCGCCGTTACCTTCATGTTTTGATGCGTGCGTTTCCCGGCAGGGCAGTTGTCCATGCACTCTTGCAGGTCGCCCGCCGTGATGGTGTCGATGTAGCGGCCAGAGAGGGCGGAGAAATGCTTGTAGGCTGACCGATAACATGTCATGGTCGTGACGCCGACACGCGGTTCATACCACGGCTCCCAGGCGTCATAGACCTGCTGCAAGGTGGGCCGCATCTTCGGGGCTTCCTGAGTCAGCAGCGTGGAGCAGTAGGCCAGCGCTTCGGCCTTGGTGTGGAAACCGCTCTTGCGGCGCTTGATGGGGATGGGACGGGCGCCGGGGACGTCGGGCAAACGCCAGCCGACAATGACTTGGGCTTCCCAGACCTTGCCGCGCTTGTAAGCACAGCCCTGGCCGTTTCCTTGGGATTTTGTGCGGGGCATGATGATTCCTCCTTCGCAATTGCAATTTGGTTGCAATTTCGTTGCAATTTCGTGGCATTGACAATTTGAATCAATAATCTTGAGACTATTTTGAGACTATCTTAAGATTATTCATTCAGCGCTGATTCAGCGTACAGATTTGGCACTCAGCAGCCAGATATGGGCGTTACTGGCAGCATATGTTAACTGGAAAGATTTTTTCCTTTACGAACATCTGTTCTCGTGCTATAATATCCCCAGAAGGAGGGATACCATGCAGACAATCAGAGAACAGATAGAATGGTACATTTCGCGGATCACGGATGAGAGAGCGCTCAGGCGTATCCTGGCATTCGTCGCCCGGCTGTTTCTGACCGGGGGAGGAAGGGGCGGTTAAACCCCTTCTTTTTTTATGCGCTTCAACATCTCGAACCACTTGTCGCATTCCTCGTCCGGCAACCTGGCAAAGGCTTTCATGATGGCCTTGGTAAGCTCTGATTCACCGGCCAGGTACTTATCCACCAGTGCGTCGGTATCCATTGGTAAGAACATTTCGCCCTGGCCGGTGGTCAGCCAGCGATAATCCACGTTGTAGGTGGCGCAGATCAATTTAATGGCAGCTTCCGTCGGTTGACTGTTATTTGATTCTATCTGACTGATTGCCGCGCCAGATACACCGATTAGCTTCCCGAAGTCAACCTGCGTTTCTTTTGCATGCTTTCTTACTTCTTTTATTCTATCACCCAGCGTATCCATTGTTTCACCTCCTTTCTTCTATATCATACACCTAAATTTAAGTGTAGTCAAGTTTTTTCTCAAAAACCTATTGACATTTTAACTCCACTTAATTATAATGTTAAGCGAGATTAAGAAACGAACGGAGGTGAAACCGAATGAAAAAAGAACCACAGGGCGGGTCCCCCTGGTTCTCAATTATCTGTCTTGGATTGGCTGTGATCCTGCTGGCCGCAAAGATTATCTTGATGCAAGGGAGATAACAGCAACGATCAGCGCCGCAAGGGCAATCACATTGGAAATGTAATTCCAGAGGAGCGAAGACGCGGACTGCTTCTTCATTGCTTCGTCGGTTTCCTTTCGGTAGGCGGCAAAGGCTTCCTCCTGACGGGCAAGCGTTTCCTTGCAGGCGTTCAGTTCGGATTCCAGATGTTGCAGGTCACAGCGGAGCCTGACAGCGGTCAGGGCGGTAAGCTGTTCCGCCTCTAACTGATCCTGGGCCATGCTGGCCATCATCGAGCCGTAATCGTAAGACACATTATCACTCCTTCCTTTTCTTCCATTGTAACACAGGGAGAAGGGAATTGACAACATAAGAAAGGAGGCGAAAACATGAGCGAACAGAAAATCAGCCAAGCCATGGAAGCCCTGAAGGACCTGTCCGACGAGGACAAGCAGTTTATGCTGGGCTATGCGGCTGGCCTGACCGCAAAGCAGCCTGACAAGGAAGCGGAGAGCAAAGGCGAGGAGGCGCAGGCATGACCCACGATGAGAAGATCGCCTTTCTCCGGGGCCGGGACGAAGAAACCGTTGCCCCGTGGGTGGTGGCGAAGGTGCTGGGCGGGGATCCGTACTGGTACACGGTAGCGGCCAGGGCCGGGAAGCTGGATCTGCCGCACGTTTTCAGGGGGAAGAACCTGAGAATCTACAAAGAGCCGCTCCTGCGGCTGATAGAGAAAGGGGTTACATGGAATGAAACCTAAGAAATCCCCGTTGGAAAAAAGCAAGACTAAACTCCCGGCGCAGGGTATCAGCAGTCAGGAAGCGCTGACGCGGCTGGTAGAGCTGTTCAAGGGCCTGAACCTTGGCATGGCGGCGGGTTGGCTGCAACAGATGGGCACCGAAACCATTGACTATGCGCACGAACGCTGTGACAAGATCGTGAACAATCAGCAGCAGCGGATGATCGGCGCGGTGGAGATGCTGGGGGCGATGCAGGTGATTGACGATACAACCACAGATACCGCCTGCGGGCTGATCCTGAGATTGGGGTGAGGGCATGGGCAATCATTGGGGCAAATGGAGCCAGGAGGCGAAGCAGGTTGTCCGGCTGATTAAGAAGCTCCGCGCCGAGGGCAACACCGAACCGCTGGCGCTTGTGGAGGAAAAGGAGCTGCTGGATAATCGCATCTGGCTGGCGAAGCGGGACTATGAAAATCAGCTCATGCAGCGGGTGATTATCGGCACCACGAAATATGAAAGCATCTGCCAGGCCTGCGAGGATCACGAGGAATGCAAGCGGGAGCAGAAAGACAAGCGCGGGTGTGAGGAATGGTGGTTGCGCTGGCTGACTGAGGAAGAAGAAGCGGCCTGCATTGCGCGGGCCAGTGCGCCGGGGACTGTGCGCGAACAGGAAGGAAAGGAGGAATGATGATGCTGTTTCTGATTGCGGTATTCCTGCTGTGCGGGATCGTGATGATGTATGTAAGTGAGGGCCCCGAGCTGGACGAGAAGCGGCGGATCAACCGGATGGCCGACGCATGCAGGAGGGGCAAGCCCGCGGCAGTGCGGCAGCGGAGCAGGTACATTCAGGCGGGACTGAGGACAAAATGATCTTTGCATTGGACTGCGATTCTATACGAATAAACGCAATGGACGCAATTCGGGGAGCAGATTACTTTTGCCCTGGCTGTAAATCAAGAATGGTTCTGAAACAAGGCGAAATCAATATCCCACACTTTGCACATCCGAAAAACAGATCATGCGCTGACTTGTTCACCGAGAACAAAATGACGGAATGGCATTTGAATCATCAAAAGTGGTTCAGTGAAGATTGCAGAGAAGTCATTTTGAAAGCTGACGGGAAAAAGCACATCGCAGATGTGAAGAAAGGGAATCTGATTGTAGAGTTTCAGCACTCACCAATAAAAAATTCTGTGTTTGAGGAAAGGACAGATTTCTACAACAAGTTTGGAAATGTGATGTGGATTTTCGACAGAGTAAGCAAGTTTGAAAACAACAGCATCATACCATACCAATATAACCGAAAAACACATTGGAAATGGATGGAGCGGCCAGACAAGATGTTGGGGAAATATGATTTCAAGAAACTTCTTTCGGATGGTGTTCATGTGTTCCTGCAAATATCAGACAAGCCGACAAATATTTATCTGCTGCTGACATGGAACGATGAAGGGATGAAATATTTCACTGGTGACCTCATGAACGACACAGAGCTTCATGATTACATGTTGAGTTATGAATAATAACAAAGTAAAAGGCCCTGCGCCGGGGAAACGCAAGGCCTGAACAGAGGAAAATGTTCACGGGGAATTATAACATGAAAGAGAGGAAAATGTCAAATGCATACAGTTTCTGAAATAATTACTCCGCAGCGTGCA